GCGGCACTTCTTCCCTGCGATCTACTGGGAGGACATGAAGGGACAGAGCCAGAGCGGCACGTCTATGAAGCAGCAGGACAGCGTGCTGTGTATCATTCCGGCGGCATCGGTATCCGGCTATATCCCGAAACGGAGCGACCGGATCCTCTGCGGCAGATGCACCGCCGCAGAACCGCCGGAGGAATGCCGGACGGTCATGGAAGTGAAAGACTTTCGCTATGGCTCTGCCGGTGTGCAGCATCTGGAGGTGACGGCAGTATGATCATCAAGGTGGGTATCCATTTTAATACCAAGCAGCTTCACGCAAAATCGGCAGTCCTGAAACAGCAGGCACAGGAATTTGTGGGAAATGAACTGCTGCGGAAATGTGATCCCTATGTGCCGTTTGACACCGGAATGCTCCGGGATTCCGGCATTTCTCACAGCAAGCCGGAGGAAGGGTATCTGTTATGGAAAACACCCTATGCGGCGGTGCAGTGGTATGCCGGCGTATCCCGTGGGCTGCGTGGGAAAAAGTGGGCACTTCGGGCATGGGCAGACCACGGCAAGCTCATTCTGAAAAACGCCCGTATCCTTGCAAAGGGGTGATAGAATGGCGATCATTTCGGCGATACGGGAGTACATTGCCGGCT